AGGCGGTAGCACTGTGGTCACATACAATATCAGTGCAGTAGATGCACAGAGTTTCAAATCAATGATTGCTCGTGATCCAAGTTTTATTCACGCAGTAGCCATGCAGGGTGCTAAATCAATTCCCAGTAGGAGATAAAAATGTCATTTCAATGGATTATAAACAATGCTGAAGCACTAAGCATTAATAGAAAAAAAACTGTAGGCACAACCACAGCCAGAGATGGCACTGTGAGAGCAGTCAGTCGTGGTGTACCACCTAAGCGTTTTGAAGTTGCATTACCGACGGGAATTCCTTGGACTACTCTCAAAACCAACATTGAGGCTGCTGAAGCATTAGATAGAATCTCAACTGCCGTAATTACAATACCTTATAGTAAATTTCCTTGGTATTATAATAATGTCAGCACTACAGATGAAAGTTACACTGTTAGATGTGTGCAATTTCCCGAATGGACTATATTTGATCGTAACCAAGTAAGTTGGTCAGGACCATTTGTATTTGTTGAGGTAGTCTAATGAATTTAGATTCTTATTCATCAATACAAAGCAATCTATTTGTTAGAATAGAAATAGATTATTATAAAGCAACTTCGGCATCAACACCTACATCTACTGTGTTGAGATTCAGCGATTTAAAATCGCCTTATATGCTTGAAGGCGAAAATTATACTGGTGTAGGATCATTAATGAACATCACATCCGCAGCCAGTGAACTTAGAACTTCTTCTGGTGAGTTGTCAATCACCTTATCCGGTATTCCAAATAGCAGTATATATGAAATTGTCAACTCAAGAATAAAAGGCAGTCCAGTATTAATCTACAGAGCCGTATTTGATCCAGTTACTGGAGCAGAACTTGCCATTGCAGGAAACCCAGCAACAAAGTATAGAGGATTTGTCAACAACTACAGTCTTCAAGAAGAGTTTGATATAGATACAAGAACAGCCAGTAACAGCATTGTTCTTATTTGTAATAGTTCTGTGGATGTTCTTGAAAAGAAAGTTTCAGGTAGACGAACAAATCCAGTAAGTCAACAAAGATTTTATCCAACAGATTCATCAATGGATCGTGTACCAACACTTGAAAATGCAACATTTGATTTTGGAGTTCCTAAATGAGTTTTATAGATGATATTGTAGACATAGGATCAACTGCGTTAAAATATCTTGGTGGTAACACATTAGGCAGTACTTTGGCCAGAACTGCTCTAACAGGATTTGTTTTAACACAAGTAAGTAAAAGTCTCAACAAAGATAATAATAAAGACCTGGATAAAGGCAATAGACTACAGGTCAATCCCAGTACAGATACCAGCATACCAGTAGTCTATGGTGATGCACATCTTGGTGGTAAGATTATTGATGCCAGACTAAGTGCTGACAACAAGACCATGTGGTATTGTTTAGTACTAAGTGAAAAAACAGGTAATATTTTCAGCACATCCGCAGCCAGTCAAATAACTTTTGAAGGCGTTTATCGCAATCAGTTGCAAGTTGAGTTTCAAGGTGATGGCGTAACTGTGAGTAGTTTTAGTGACGAAGATGGTAACATTTCTACAAAGCCTAATGGTTTGATTAGAGTATATCCTTTCAGTGGCGGCAGCAATTATCCTGTGTCATTGTCAGGCTATGCTTCCGGTAACACTACCAATGCCTATACACTGTTTCCAGACTGGACTACAAGTCATTTAATGAGTGATTTAGTATTTGCCATTATTAGAATTGATTATGATAGAACAAATGAAGTTACGGACCTCGGTGACTTTACATTTCATTTAAAAAATACTATGAAGCAACCTGGAGATGTAATGTATGATTACATGACCAATACCAGATACGGTGCTGGTATTGATCCTACGGAGATATATTCATCATGAACAGTTTATTAGAATTAAACAACTATGGTCAAACAACTATATCATACACTGATGATAGAATTGCTGCTGTAAAATTTGATAGAATTAATCCTATTAATCAAAATACAACTACCGCAGTAGGTCAGACACAGTCTGCTGTTATAGGTATTGATATTACAGAAATTATTAAACCTGAAGTTGTGAATGTCTATTATGAAATAGATGTCAGTTCAGTAGCAGGAGCATCAGTAAGTTGGGCAACAACTCCAAGTGGATGTACAGTCTCAAATCCAAGTTCTGGTGTTTATAGAATGAGTGGGATTTCAACAAAAGCACAATGGGATATTGTTAAAAATCCTTCTATTGTTATTGGCGCTTCTTGGGATCAAGATTTTACTTACTATCCAACAATTCATTATGAACCAAGCAAGACCAAAGCCTGGAATGTATTTGTACTTGTAGGTGTTATTGCTGATCTAAATTCTTCAGCTAATATCACTGCTAAACTTACTGGATTGTCCACAAGTGCTGCTAATATACAGGCCGAAGCTACAGTAACAGTTAGTGCAAATCATATTAAGTCATTGCAGGCAGCATTTGTTGCTTCCGGTGGACTGTTAGCACTTGGTGATATTTCTATTAAATTTGTTTCAACTGCCACAATGAATACCTATGCTAATTATGTTTCAGATTCATATTATCCAGGATTAGCAGCAGTTGCTACTTTATCTTCTTCACCAGTTAAAACTGCGGTTAGTGGATCAATAGTATCAGCATCAACCAGTTTGATACACCCTGGTACACCAAGATTACGAACTTCCGCTGTGCCTATTAGTAGTGCAGCCACTTTAGATTTTTCTCCTAAGTTACAATCAATAGCAAGAGTAGCCAACGGTGGCGGCAATACCGGCAATGCAAATGCCGCATTAAAATCAAATAGCAGTTATTATTTTATTGCTGACGAAGATGCCAACGCAGTTTATATCTACAATAAATCAACATTGGCTTTATTTAGAACCATTGACAATCCAAATCCTTTTGGAGCATCAACAGGGGATATTTTTGGAAGATGGATTGAAGTTAACGAAACTTACTTAGTTGTTGCAGCACCCGGTGAAGATACCTCTACTGTAACCAATGCTGGTAAAGTTTATATTTTCAATATTAGCACAGGCGCATTAGTTGGAACTTGTTCAAATCCAACAACTCAAGCCAATACTTTTGCATTCTTTTACAACTGTATTGGATTAACCAGTTCTTCAATATTTGTCGGCGCACCAAATGAAGACTATAGTGGAGTAACTAATTGCGGAACTGTTTATGTATTCAATTTATCAGGAACATTAACAGCCACTATTCGCCCAACAAGTCCTGTCACAAACGGTTATTTTGGTAGTAGAATTTATTCTAATGACAGTAATGTTCAAATAGGCGGTACTGCTGGTAATACTGGAACTTATAATAGTTCCGGTACTTTTATCCATAGCGGCATTGGCTATGCAATGAATAGTACTTATTATATAGGTGGTTCCACTTCCACCAGCGTTAGTTTGTATAATATATCAGATGGTTCTTTTGTTAGAACTGTTAATACTATTCCTATGTCAGGAATTTATAGTAATGTTGGAACGGGCCAATATGACTTAACTGATATCTATATTTTAAGACACAATACTGTTTATACTATTACAAGTGGAAATTTTGTATGGAGAAATTTAAACAAACCATCAGGTTTTAATGATGACTGGCCTTATTATGCTTTATCAAATACTGATGTAATATTAAGTGATGATAGTGGTTATAGTTGGATTTACAAAATTTAAGGATTAATGATGGCTTCAGTAAATGCTTTTGAAATTAACGGAATTGTTGACACTTCACAGACAGTGTTAGATAATCTAAACACTTTGGCCACTGCTTCAGGTTGTTGGCTCACCTATGATGTAGGCACAGGTCGTTGGAGTGTGATTATTAATCGTGCTGGATCAAGCACTAAAAGTTTTGATGACGGTAACATTATTGGCGGTATCAGCGTTAGAGGTACAGGCTTAGTTGAGTCTTATAATAAAGTTACTGTACAATTTCCGCATAAAGATCTTAGAGATCAAATTGACTATATTGATTTGGTCATTCCTGCAGTTGATAGATATGAAAATGAACAAGACAACACATTAAACATCCAGTTTGACATTGTTAATGATCCAATCCAAGCACAGTATATTGCTGCTGTAGAACTTAAACAAAGCCGTGTTGATAGAGTGATTGAATTTAGAACAGATTACAGTGCATTGGGATTAAAAGCCGGTGATCTAATAGACATCACAGCAGAATCATATGGTTTTACTAATAAAGTATTTCGTGTTACCAGAGTTAACGAAATAGACAATGATGATACAACTATTTCATTAGAAATCACAGCACTTGAGTATGATGCAAACATTTATGATTCTACAGGATTAGTCCGCAGTGAAAGAACAAAGAAAACAGGTATTTTACCTAAGATTACTAATGAAGAACTAAAAACAAAAGACGATATATCAATAGGTGATCAGTTAGAACGATTATTATTATCTACTGCTACCACAGGATTATTAAACTATATTTTAACTAAAAATCCATTAACTGGTAAAGTCACACAAAGCATAACTCCAAAAGATGCTACTCGAGATGCAGTACTTTCTAAGATTAAGGAACCTGCTTTGACCATTGTAGCACCACCCAGTATTTGTGAAGGTAGCACATTGACTATTGTATTAGAAGTTGATCCTTGTGCTTGTCTATTAGATACTGATGCCTATGAATATTCTTATACCATTACGGGAGTTCAAGCAGCAGATATTACTCCATTTCCTCTAACTGGAAAAACCAAGGCTGGGATTATGTCAATCCCAATTGCTTTAGATGGCACTACAGAAACTGAATCATTAACACTAACTGTAGGATCTAATACTAAAACCATAGTAATTAATGATAAGTTATCTTTCACTTACTCTACCACTGCTGCGCCAATCAGTATAACAGAAGGTGCTACCAGTACTGTAACATTAACTACTACTGGTGTTGCTGATGGCACCGTAGTCCCATATACAATTACAGGTGATGGTACAGGTAGAGTTTCAACTGCATTAACTGGTAATGTCACTGTAAACAGCAATTCAGCTACACTGAGTGTAGTAACTATAAATGATAGCGTATACACTGGCAATCAAACTGTCACTGTGACATTTAATGCTGCGCAGGCAGATCTCTGCGGTCAACTTGATAAAACAGCAGCCATTACAATTGTAGATAATGAAACTGCTCCAGCAGCCAACACTACTTGCGAATATGTCAGCGTGCCAGTTGTATGGTGTGGTACATATGACGGTGCTGATGATCAACTATCAGGAGTTACAGTGTTGTATTCAGCATCATTGCCCAAAGCATTGGCAGGAGAAGCCACTGTGAATGTTCCAAAAACACTAACTGTTACCAAAGGCAATCCCAGCACTATCACAGTGGCCACAACTGAAGCAGTGGCCAGTTCAGCATTATTAGGTGGGATTCCGTTTAAAGTTATTACAACTTTTAACACTGTTGCACCAAAAGGTCTAATAACAGGATCAGCAAGTTCAACAGTTTATGGATTCTAATATGCAAGAAAAAACTAATTGTTGTTCAAAAAATGTAGAGGATATAAAAGAAATCCCACAAACAACAATTAAAGAAATTGATTTTTTACTTAATAAAGAAAATCAATCACAATCTCGTTTTAGTATTTGTCAAGACTGTGATCAATTATTACCCATAGTTAATATGTGTAAACAATGTGGTTGTCTAATGAATATTAAAACGAGAATATATAGTTCTAAATGTCCTTTAGAAAAATGGTAAATTAAACGCAGAAGTTTTAATTTAATAAGTAAAATAACAGGAGACAAAAAATGTCAGCAGCAAGTAATTATCTTGAGAACAAAGTTCTCGATCATGTTCTAAAAAACACATCATACACACAACCAACTACATTATATTTGGGTTTGTTTAAAAATACCAGCGGTAATGCTGCAACTAATTTAGAAGCAGGCACCCTAACTGATGAAGTATCGGGTGGCAGTTATGCTCGTAAAAATATCAATGTCAATGGCTCAAGTGGCGCATTTGGCGCAGCCAGTGGCGGTACTACAACAAACACACAGACAGTGACATTTGACATTGCCTCTGCCAACTGGGGAACAATTACTCATGTGGCAGTATTAGATGCCATAACAAGTGGCAATGTGTTGTTCTGGGGTGCAGTAACCACAGCTAAAACTATTGAGACTGGTGATACCTTTCAAGTTACAAACGGAAACTTGTCTATTAGTTTAGCTTAATAAAAAGCACCTTTTAGGGGTGCTTTTTCTTTTTACTGTTAAATACAAGGAGCCGTTGTGCCTCAGTACAATGGCCATATTCCCTTAGGAGCCCGCGATGCCTGGTGTATTAAACTTCCAACAATATATTGGTGGACCTGACAGTGTTCAGGTTGAAAATATATTTCCCTCAAATCAAAAAACTCTGATCTATACCTTTAAGAATGAAGCTGGCACAGCCGTTAACATCACAGGTTGGACATTCAGCGCAGACTATCAAACCATTGTGGTTGATGAGATTGCCTTTAACAGATCAACAAACAAACCCAACTTTTCCAACTCAACTGTGATAGGTTCATTTGCCAAAGTTGAAGTCAGCAGTATCAGTGCGGGAATCTATGTTCCTACTATATTGGTTGCTGCCAATGGCACAGTCAAAGTTCATTTACCAGCAGGCATGTATACAGGCTCTATTATTCCAGATGCCCGTAAGAATGTGCCAATCACAGTATTTTCCCTGACCTGGACAGATACATCAACAGTTCCGCAGGTTCAAAGCCATCGTTGGGCTTTGGTTCAATGCTGGGAACCAGATATTACCATAGGCGATCCTATTACATCAGCAGGCTACACAGCCCTAACAGTATAAGGGCACAGTCATGGCCTATACTATTACCATAGATGAAGCAACCACTGGCATCAGTGTTGCCAATACTGTTCAGACAATTGAAATTACTGAAGTAGTCAACAATGTTGCTGTAGAAAATACCTTAACTGAAGTTACTATTGCCAATACCAGCTATCCTATCACAGTCAGTTACAATGCTGTTGAATTGGATGGCGTTGCTGCCACAGTGGCAGTGGGCACAGTTACCACTGGTGCTGCTGGATCAAGTGCTGCCATTACTAATAGTGGAACAAGTGGTGCTGCCGTATTCAACTTTACCATACCCCGTGGTGATGTAGGTGCAACGGGATCAACTGGTGCAACTGGTGCAACTGGATCTACTGGTGCAACAGGTGCAACAGGAGCCACAGGCACAGCAGCCACCATAGCCGCTGGCACAACTACGACAGGTGCTGCTGGAAGCAGTGCCGCAGTTACCAACAGTGGCACATCAAGTGCTGCCACATTTAACTTTACTATACCGCGTGGAGATACTGGCGCTACTGGAGCAACAGGCGCTACTGGTGCTACTGGCACAGCAGCCACCATTGCTGCAGGCACAACCACAACTGGTGCTGCTGGAAGCAGTGCCTTAGTTACTAATAGTGGCACATCAAGTGCTGCCACATTTAACTTTACCATTCCTCGTGGTGATACTGGCGCTACTGGTGCTACTGGCAGCACAGGTGCTACTGGAGCACAAGGTCCCAGAGGTGGTGTTCCGTATACATTTAGCGGATTTACAACTGATAGTGATCCTGGACTTGGATTTTTTAGATTTAATAATTTAACATTAGCATCTGTAACAGAAGTATACATTGATACTGCTGCCACAGGGTCTGCTGATCAAAGTGCATGGATTGAATCATGGGATGACAGCACCAGCACTAATAAAGGAAAACTTCTTGTTCAAAATGCCACTATAGGCACTATTCAAGTAGTGACATTCAATGTCACTGCTGTTACTGCTGCCAGTGGCTACTATAAGATTTCAGTGTCCAGTCCTTCAGGTAATTGGAGCAGCATGAACAATGTATCATCTGTAATCAATTTTACTCCTACAGGTGACAAAGGCGATACAGGAGCCACAGGAGCCACAGGATCTACTGGCGCAACAGGATCTACTGGTAGCACAGGTGCTACTGGCACAGCGGCTACTATTGCCGCAGGCACAACCACAACTGGAGCCGCAGGCAGCAGTGCCTCAGTTACCAATAGTGGCACAAGTTCAGCAGCCGTATTTGATTTTACTGTTCCAAGGGGTGATACTGGCGCAACAGGCGCTACTGGCTCTACAGGCGCACAAGGTAATCGTGGTGGTGTTCCTTATACATTTAGCACTGTCACAACAGATTCATTAATGGCTGGTGGTGTTTTTAAATTTAATAATGCCACACTGGCTTCTGTAACAGAAATATACATTAGTAACAATGCCAGTGGTGGCGTTGATCAAGTTGCTTGGATTGAATCATGGGATGACAGCACCACTACTAACAAAGGCAAACTCTTTGTTCAAAATGCATTAGTGTCAGGTTATCAGTTAGCCACATTCAATGTTACTGGTATTACCGCAGCCTCTGGTTATTATAAAATTGCAGTATCAAGCCCTGCTGGCTCATTTGGCAGTATGAATAATGTATTGTGTGTAATTAATTTTAGTCCTATAGGTGACAAAGGTGATACTGGCGCTACTGGTTCAACGGGCTCAACTGGTGCTACTGGTCCTGGAGTTGCCGTAGGTGGAACTACTGGTCAAGTCCTGGCCAAGATTGATGGCACTAACTACAACACACAATGGGTCACACCTACTGATACCAATACAACTTACACACAAAATGCCAGCACAGTCGCAGGTGGCGCTAACTTAAATCTTGTTGGCAGTGACTCTTCTACTGACACTGTAAAGTTTGCTTCAGGAACTGGCATCACAGTATCACGCACAGATGCTGACACCATCACTGTTGCTTCAACTGTTACAGATACCAACACAACCTATGCTATCTCAGCAGAAACAAATGCCGCTGGTGCAGACATTAGACTCACAGGCAGTGACGCTACCACAGACAATGTTACCATTGCCGCAGGAACCAATGTCACTGTGACTCGCACAGATGCCAACACTATTACTATTGCTGCCGCAAGTAGCACTGTTGCTGAAACACTACGCACTGGTGTTTACAATGCTGATTCAGTGACCCTGACCAAAGGCATGCCAGTGTATGTTTTTGGAGCACAAGGGCAACAGATATCAGTCAAGCGAGCAATCAATGGCACTGATCAGACTTCAGCGCAAACTTTGGGTCTTGTTGAGGCAGACATTGCCGCAGGTGCTGAAGGTTATGTGGTAACATTTGGTGAAGTAACCAATATGAACACCCTTGGTTACACAGAAGGTGCACCTTTCTATCTTGGCTCAACTGCTGGCACTATTACCTTTACCAAACCTTACGCACCAAATCACTTGGTGTATCTTGGCTTTGTTGAAAAGGCCAATGCTTCAAGTGGGCGCTTGTTCGTCAAAGTTCAAAACGGTTATGAACTGGATGAACTACATGATGTCAACATCAATCACAATGTGGCCATTGCAGACAATCATTACTTGCAATACAACAGTGCAAACAGTCTGTGGGAAAACAATGCCTTAGACATAGTTAACGACACAACACCTCAACTTGGTGGCGATCTTGATGTCAATAGTTATAAGATTATCAGTAGTGCTACTAATGGCAACATAGTTTTTGATGCCAATGGTAATGGTAAGGTTAATATTGTTTCTGATAATCTTGCTGACGGCACGGGCATTGGTGCTCTTAATATTATCAATGTTGCTGGCACACAATTTATAGATTTCAGCGCCGCTGATCAAACTATATATTTTAGCAATTCGGCCAGTATAATTGGTTTATCAGACCTAATTGTAAGCAGTGGTGGATTTTTAAGGTTAAGTGGCACCAGTAATAGAGTTCAAATTGGTAATGGAGCCGCAGGCACTGTGACTTCAAGTGGTGCTTATAATCTTGTGCTTAATACCAATTCAGGCACTAACAGTGGTAACATTACCATTGCACA